TGGGTAGACGTAAGAGCCGCCATCGTTCCACAATGTTTCAAAAGAATCACCGACATCACGGTTGAATCCAAAGATGTTTAAAGGCTTTAAGTTGTTGTAATGACCTCTAGCAACGTCAAGGAAGACGTTGGTTGTTGTCATGTGTTCGTCAAGTTGGTAGGCCATTGCTTATTTCCTCTTTTTCTTATTACGCCCTGAACGCTCGTTGCGCTTTGGTAGGTCTCTTTTCATAATTCACCTTTCGTCGTAATAAGCCAGATGAGTCCAGCAACAATGATTAACCCAGTTACCACCGAGATGATAATTAGAGCGCCGTTTATCCAAGCCCACACCAATTGTTTGCGTTTGTAGATTGCCAACGCTTTCTCACGTTCGGCTTGGTCTCGCTCACGTTTCTTTTTGGCTTGGTGGGCAAGAAAATCATCGTAGAGCGATGGGCGACCGCAGTATATAAGTAGCGTTTTTAACTCAGCCTCTGCTTCCCGCAGACTTTCCAGCGCCCAGAACTCTTCCGAGTCGCTACCCTTTGCAGATGCCTTCTTTGCTATCTCAGCCTTGAGGCCGAAATACTCGCCTAGCTTTGCACCACAGGCGGCTATCTCTGAACCATTTTGCAGGCTGGTCTTAATGACTGCGAACGCGGCATTAGCCGCCGCCAACTCAAGTAGCATTATTTAGGCAGAGAGCCGTTTGAGCCAAGCCACATGAATAATCCAACGACAGCCGCGCCCACCATCCACGTCAACTTAGTCAACACCGATTTGCCAACATTCTGATAAATCTTTTGGAACGCACGTTCAGCCGCCTTCTCAGCGATAGCGTCAATCTGTGCGTCAGTTAGTTGGACTTCGTTGGACATGGTTTAATTTTCCCAGTTCTGAGCGCTCACAACGGCTATCAGTTGCTCAACATTTTCGCACAACTTAATCGCCGCTTCAAGTCGGTCGGCTTCTGCCACAATCGCCGCACGCTTGGCTACTACGCTATCAGGGATAGCCACGTCACGCTCTGCCTTGCGAATCACCATCCAGTCAGTACCCGCCAGCATTGTGCCAGCAGTAGCCTTGACCTGAGCAATCCAGTTGGACTTCAAGCCCTTAGCGACCAGACGCTCATCGCTGTCCACCATAGCAGGCTCACCATCCACTTCACCCAGCACCTTGACATACATGGGGTTGCCATCTTCGTCGACTTCCTCACGGTCTTCTATAGCCTTAGGGTTGTTGATGTCGCCATTCCAGTAGAAGCGGTCGTCAGCACGCGCTGGTTCAGCTTCCCATGTAATACCCAAGGCTAGTCGAGCAATAGCTGTTGACCTGCGTAACCAGTTACTTGGGTATTGAATGTCCCCCAACGTAAAGGCACGGTCGAGTGGTAGAGGTTTGTTGTTTACTTTGTACATATGTTTTCCTTATCGTGCGAGGGAATTTTTGAATGGGTTTTCAGCGAAGGCCATGTAGATGTATGTACCGCCGCTTGCGTTTTGGTCTACTCCAGCTCTGGTGTTTTTGAAGCCGTTTGAAAGCAAATCGTAGGTATCAACTCCACCGTATTCTTTGTTGGCAAGATGAGGGTATAAATACGGGTCGTCTGGGTTGTATGCTCCCCTAGTTGAATCAAATAGGTGCCACCCTCCAGCAGAGTCAGAACGCTTCGTTAGCAGATAAGCGGGCCTAAATCCCAGATACACAAAAGTCCCGTCTGAGGAACCATTGCCCGTGTAGCTACCGAACTTGCTATACCCTTCTACTTCGGCGAAACAGTAGGCTACATAATCGTAAGTTGATTGATTTACTGAGTTTTCGTTGCCTAAAGTAAACACCGTGCTTGAAGGGTTTGTGTTATTCCAAACTGTGCTTCCAGTTTGGTCTCTGAGTGCTTGATCAAGGTATATAAATTTTGTACCCCCCAACTCACCGTGATACACAAACCAACTTCTGGCAATCCCATTCGGCGTTCCTCTAGCTTTAACAATCACCATTTTAGGCTCTGCCCCAAGCGAGTGAGCAACGGTTGCCCCGCTAGTTGAGTTACCCGTATAAGTCACAATGCTAAAACCAGCGTCTTGGTTCACCGACCCCACGCTTGCAATTGTTGCGCCGTTAGTCCCCGCGTCGTTGCTAAAGGCTGTGCCAGCTTTCCAGTTCCAAGCTACCATACTATCGCCTGACGCATTTAACTGATAGACATTAGAGCCAAGCGTAAAGCCGTCAGTATTAAATCCCGTTAGCTCCCCACCAGTAAGTTCTTGGGTTGTGCCATTAGTAAGAAGCATATTACCAGCACCGCGCACAGAATCATATAAGTTGTGGTTTCTAACATTAGTTCTGCTTTTACCCCAAACAAAGTCAGGCTGGAATTCAAGACCAGTTATGCTCTGACCTGTACCATTACCCGTGTAAGTCAGCACATCAAAATACTCACTCCCATCCACAATTGCGCTGTCTGGCAAGTTACCCGTGTGTAAGGGCAAGAAGCCTGTGGGTGGCGTGTAGGCGAATGGGCGTTGACCGAAGTTCCAATTTGATGTGCTGTTAATGTGACCAGTTGCAAAGTAAAATTCACCAGCAGTTAAACCTGAATTAGCGGCTGTATAAAACTGAGTTTGTAAGGTGTTGTTTTTGTAAAATTTAATTGTTAAATTATCAACGTCAAGTTCAATACCAATCACATCTCCGGTAGTAAATCCTGCTTGTGTTGGAGTAAGTTGGGTGCTGTTGTAATACAAGCCGCCATCACTGTTGTAAGCCCAAGTGTTTGCTTGAAAACCCAAACGTGATGTGGGCGAATAACCGAGTTTTGCAATACCACAAGTACCAGCATAAGTGTTTGACCCAACAGTCATTTCGGCATACCATTTGCCAGAAGTTACTCCAATAGACGAAACAGTAGTTACAAAAGCACCAACCTCCGTCATAGTCAAATTAGCGTTAGATAAGGTTACTGTGCTACCTAATGACAACGGATTCAACACAGCATAATTTCCACCGTCTGCATAAATCGTAGGCGTGTCTGTCATGCTGTCGTAAGTAACACCAGCCGTCAGCGAGATGCCGTTGGGTGTCCAGTCGTTACCGTTGCCACTTGAGTCAGCCGCCAAGGTTGTCGTGGTCGTTGCATCGCTAAAGGGCAGGTAGAAGCCGTTTGTGCCGTATGTGCCTTCGTAGGCGGCTGGTTGCCATACGCCTGTGTCTTCGTTGTACTCACCAAAGGCGGATGCGTCTAGGGCTTGTCCGTCAATGTTGTGCACCTCGGTCATGTAACCATCCCAGTACGCAGATAGCCCATCATCACCTCGTGCTCCAATGTATTGTGCAACCGTGTTATTCCAATCCGTGTTAAAGTTCTGAGAGGGGTAAGTAGATGACGAAAAAGAAGTTACTTGTACTCCGTTGACATACAGTTTTACACGGTTTGCGGCGGTTGCTTGGGTAGTATCAAATGCAATAACAATGTGATACCACGCAGAAGGGTCACGATATAGAGCACGAGTTACTAAATATATAGAAGTGCCTCCTCCAGCAACTATTTCAATATCAGCGGGTGTGCTGTTGATATAAACAGTTCCTTGAGAGCCGAACCCAAACAAAGCAGTTCTTGTTGTAACAGACCCACGCTTAACCCAACCACTCCATGTCCAAGTCTTGCGGTTTCCAGCGGATGCAGGAGTCCTACTCAGGTAAGCAGACGCACTTGAGCGAAAGCGCAGGGAGTTCTCAATGGTGTAGCCCCCACCTTGACCCGATGCGCCCGCTAGTATGTTTGAACCAATAATACTCATCGCTTGTAATCTCCAGTCCACACAGCATGGATTTCGCTTGCACCTTTAACAATGTAGTCAACACGGTCAACAGCGTCACCAGCCGTGCTTAGGGTGGGTACAGTACCCGTAGCAAACTTCCACGCTGTATTCCAGCCTAATATGTTGCCGCCCCCTGAATCTTGCACGATAAAGATTGAACCACTCTGACCAGCCACCGCATTGGTTGGCGCGCCTACGGCTGTCGCCGTGCCCGTTAGCGTGACCGTGAAGTTGTTACTCAAGGCCAAGTCAACCGCGATTGTGGCGGTCTCGGATAGCGTAGCAACAGCACCGCGTTGGGCGGCTGTAAAGGTCTGCACGGCATCGCTTACGATGACCTTGGCTAACTCTACGCTGTCAATGTATGTAACCGCATCGGTTGTCTGGTCAAACGTGGCAAGGCTAATCCAAGCGTCATTGTCCTCATTGCGAACCTTGAGGATGTGGTTTGTTGTGTCCATCCATAATTGATTGGCATAAGGTACGCTTGGAGCGCTTGCGCCGCTAGATGTGGATGCAATAGCGCCCAAAGCATCATTTAAGTCTGCTCGGAAAGCGGGAAAGCCTTGATTGGCGATGGAAAAGTCGTGCTGTGCCATTTTTACTCCTATGCGGTGGCTAATTCGCCATAACCTTTGGCGACATAATCGAATGTGCGGCTAACCGCTGAACCGCCTGAGTTTCTAAATGTAATTGTAAACCCAGACGCTGATTTTGAGGTGATTTCGTAGTAGTCGCCTTGCGCTAAATTCTCGGCGGCAATTGCTACGGCTGGCGTCTGTTTAAACGCTTTACCATAGGTCACAACATAGGCTCCAGCACCACTCGCAAGATTGTCCCCAGAGATAACTCGATCAGGCATATCAATGCTGACGCTCAAAGCCTCCAATTGAGGGCTAGACTCGCCTGATTTGCTGGTAAGAACCGCTTTAAACTTAAATGCGCGTGCCTTGTAGTCCCCAACAAAGAATTGCCGCCAATCACTCCAAACTGGGTCGCCAGCAGGGTCATCCTCTGTCGTTGAGATATAAAGAATAACGTTTGTATCGCCGTAGCTATTCGGGTCGCCATCAAACAAGCCAACTCTTTCATCAAAGTTGCCTGTCGCATCGTCAAACAAATTAACGTAATCCAATCTGGTTACGGTTATATTTGATGTAACTCGGCTGGTGTAAACCTGAGACAAATCAAAATAATTGGCAAACTCGTAGGTTCCAGTTGTTGAAACGCTACCTCCACCACCATCGAAGTCGCCATCAGCGTCGTCAAACAGCCCTGTAATGTCATCAAAGTCTGTGGAGGTATCCAAGACTAGGTAGCCTTCTTCTGTGACGCTACACTCGGTTTTAGAGCCTGAGAACAATGGGCTTTCTGTGATTGCCTCAACTACATTGAGGTCTTTAATGCCTTCAATGATTGCCACGGTTGAGGTTGATTGCAAGGATTCGTTGCCCAGCTTGTCAATTGCCTTGATAAAGTACGTCCCCGTCATAGCGGGAGCAATGGCAAATGTAGCGGGGCGAGATACCTTGGGAATTAGATCAACAGCGTTGGCATAGTTAGCCCCAACCGTTTCACGCGCATGACGAATCCGATAGTGCGACAAATCAAGGTCAGGCACAGGAGTCCAAGTCAGATAAGCCTGCGTGCCAATAATGTTGATTGTGAAGTCGCTTATGTTCTGAGGCGGCGCTGTCTTTCCAATGACCTCATGGTTTTCATAAGACCATTCAGACGTAATCCCAAGTATGTTGATTGACCGAGCGCGAATGTTATACAAAGCGCCATCAATGACGTTAGCCAATTGGAACGTGTTGCCAGATGCCTGACCAAGGTTTAGCCACTCGGTTTCAGTTGATGGCTTTGCCTGTACTTCGTATCGATCTTGAAATGTAGCTGTGCCAGTCAAAGTGGCGACCAATTTAGTCACAATCGTTTCGGCATTGATCTCAAGAGTGTCTGTGCTGAGTATCGATGGCGGCGTTAAGTTGAAGACGCTTGGCAGACTTGTATTTGGCGCTGGGTCGTAAGGCGACTCCTCACTTGTTGCCCAGTCATAGACGTTTGATGCCACTTCACGCAACTCAAGATCAACCCCAAGAATCTCACCAAATGAGATTTGAGACCCAACCACCTCAAAAGGCTTGTTTGACCAACCCATTCTTGTGTTGTTAATTTGCACAATATCACCGACTTGAGCCTTGAGGCCAGTTAGCTTCATTGGCAAGGACGTTGTAATCTGCTGTCGTGCGCGTAGCAATTCAATCTTTGCCAAGCGTTGCGCCATGCTTGCTGATGTAGTCCAAGGCAACTCAATTGACTTGAGGTTTTCTTCGCCGTTGTCTTGAGCCACAAACGTGGTTGATGTAATCGCTGGGAAGTCGGTTACAACATAGTTGTCAGCAGGCGATAAGAATACGCCCTTTACGCCGTTGAAACTCTCACGGCGGCTAACCAATGACTGAACTCGAAAACCACCTCTTAGATCGTTTTCGTTAAAGGACAATGTTGGTGTGTAGTAAGCCCCAGCCAAGATGCGCCAAACGCCACCAGACCAAATGCACCTGCCAGCCATTGAGGAAACAATTTGATTGATTACGTCTTCTGGCTTGCTTGATGTTGGGAATGCGCCGTTAGCCTCATATCTGTTTTCAGTCCCGCCTGCGACAAGTGACACATCCTCATCGCAGATATTGGCGGCGGCGGCTAATGAAGTCTCATCAATCTCTGTGGCGTAATCAGCGCCCATGCCGTACTTGGTATTTGTTAAGTAATCAGATAAGCAAAGGGCTGGGTTTGCTGACCAAACAGTTGTCTCGGTGCGTGGGTCATAAACCTTTTTGCCGCGAATCAATGCCGAAACGTTAGGCATACCGTTGTAATAGACGTTTTGATCGTACTCAAGGCGAACGTAAAGCAAAGCGCGACCGCGAACACGATGGTTTGCAGTCCATTTGCCAGCAGACTCAGCCACTAGGTCATCAAAAGCCGTTTGATCGGCAGTACCCAGCTTGTACTTAATCCGAGCCTTATTAGCATATTGCCCAGAGGTTACGTTGCCTGAGCCATCAATGACTACCTCATCCTCATTGAAGTAAATCTTCTCTACGCCATCAATCTCATGCCCAGTAAGGGCAATGACCATGTGGAGATACTTGTTTGAGTTTGTTGACTCAAGATAAAGAATCGTGCCGCCCAACCGAGTGCGACCATAGGTAATAACGTGAGGTGCAATTGGTTGCCTTGACGTGACAGTCCTGTCTTGCAGGGTGATTGAGCCGCCGCCTATCGTTGGCTTTTTTGCCAATGCCGCCGAAACCCCGCTGAGAACTAATGAGGTTACAAAACTGGTAGCAAAGTAAGCGGTTGCACCCGTCAAAGCCAAACTACCAACGGCAAATGTGGCAGAACCAACAGCCGCAAGACCAACCACCATGCCGACACCAGTAGCGACTGCGGCGACAACTAAGGCGGCTTTAACGTACTTTGCCATTTATATGCTCCAAGCGTTGATTGCTTCTCGCATTGAGATAAGAACCAATCCAGTTTCTGTGACCACAGCCATTTTATCGCCGACACAGACGCCAAGGGCTAAATCATCGCCAGATTTAACCAGCACAGCATCGCCGCGTTTAGCCAAAAGAGGCTTTTTAGGCTCTCCAAATGAGTTAATAGCAACACCTTCGACGCCACCATACTTTAAAAGCCTTCTAGCGGCTCCCTTAGACGTTTTATATCCACGGTAAGGCTTGGCGTAGTCCACGCCAGAAATCGCCTCTGCGACCCTAAAAACGAACATACAGCAATCGTTTGTGCCCCACTCAAAAGCGCCAGTTTCCTCTAACGCTTTATTGAGTTTGAATTCCCAGCCCTCTAGCCTCATGAGCGACCCCATGTAAGCGTAACTTCTTTCATCGCTGGTACGAACTCGCAACCCAAGTCTCCATCGTACTCGCGCTGTTGCTCCTCATTGGTAAACCGCGACTCCCTTGAGCGTTGCAGGTTTATCAGACGCGACTCGTAGGTAACAGAAATAGTGGATGTTTCGCCTTCTTCTTGAATGGCTGGAATATCTAACTTGCCCTCAAATATCATTGTAGGGTCAGCAATCACACCGCTTTCGTCTAAAAAGCCCAGATAAACCTTGCCTGACTTACCTTGCTCTGATTCCTGCAAGGCCAAAGAAATCAATTCAGACGGTATGCCATTCATCGTGACTGTGATGCCATTGGCCTGTATCTCGCTTGTCTCTTGAACGGCTGAGATGCCCATCAAGTTACCGACACCAGTCCAAGTGCGGGCATCCCAAACAATGTCACCGTAACCAGACCACATCCTGACGTAGCCAGAAGAAAACAGCCCCTCAAATAGCAAAAAAGGCTGAACTTGCGTAGCCTCAATTGCTGTCTGTACGCCTGACGTTAAATCTCTACTCATAAAGCCTCCGCACAGGCAAAGGTCATGCCGTAAATACTCATGTTGTCAATGGAATATTCTGTTTCGTTACTGACCAACCGCCACAAACCTTGCGTGTTGCTTACAGTAAGTGCGGCATCATCATCTGGTGATGAGCGTAAGTTAGGGAATATGTTGATGGTCGCATTGCCAGAACCGTCGCTGTTTACGTCATCCAGTACTTTGTAAAGGCGTGTGGTTGACCCAGAGCCTAACTGAATCCAGTCTCCAGCCTTTAGGATGCCTGTGGTGCTGATTGTCCAGCCATCGGTGATTAACTCATCGCCTGTCTGTGATGCACCGTTTACCAATGGCGTACCTGTACCAACCCCACGGGTAGATGGATTGGCTTTGTCGCCCAACAAGAACGTGCCATATTGACCATTCATTTTCAGCAAGAAAGCAATTACTTGCTCAGCATCTGCACGCTTCATAGGCGGCAAAGAGACTTCAGCCTCCCACCATTGACCCTGATGCTTGTAAACCTGTTGCTGTCCCGTAAATGGCGAAGCGTTAACCCCAACAACGGTACGCGCCCGAATGTTTAGGTTTGCAAAGCCAATGCTTGCTGGAAATGAGACAGGATATGTAATAGCCATTTTTTACCCCAAGGCGGCGGCATATGAACCACCGCGCAGTTTTGCATCAGCAACAGCAGACTTGGCGGCGTTAGCAATCTGCGGCATCAAGGTCATTATCTCAGCCCTGACCGTCTGTTGCACGCCCGTTGTGACATTTATGTTTTGCACAATCGTTGTTCCACCGCCACCACTAGATAGTCGGTTGCTTGGGATGATTGAACCAGACTGGTTAGGCACGAACATCTCAGCGCCACGCTCGCCAACCATGTAGGGCTTGCCAGACTGCACAGAACCACCAATGGCTTTACCACCACCGCTAAAGAATCCATCCATAGCGCCAGCAATCGGACCAGTTATGGACTTCTGAATCATTATGCGAATCAGGTCATTGATGATACTGCTTGCCATTGATCTAAAGGCATCCTTGGCGCTCATAGTACCATTCACCAAACTGACAAGCGCATCTTCCATTGACTTCAAGCCACTCAGCGCCACGTTTTGCAAACTTGCTTGCACATTGTCCACACTCTCCGCGTATTGTTGCAAGGGTGACTTTGACGCCTCAAGAGTTTCTTTAATAATTTCTAGTTCTGCTGGCAATGTGTTTTGCCTCTTGCCGCGTTGAGCAGGGTCATAGAAGCCACCAGTTTGCGCTACCTTCAAATCATCCAAGGCTTTTTTAGTGTCTTCAATTACCTTCAAACGGTTGCGTGCATTACGCTCGCTACCAGTCATCGCCCCAGCCCAATGAACCTCGGCATCAATGATTGACTTGTTGTAATTGTCTATCGCCTTTTGCTGATCCTTAGAGACGGTGGCTGTTGGCAATGCTTTGACTGGGGCAGTAATTGCTCTTCTAGGTGTAAAGCCAGAAATTCCAGCCGCATTTCTTTCAGACTCCAGCAAGATGTTTATCTTTTTTCGAACATCCTCAATTTCTTGGTTTGAATTTGTTAAATCAAGACCTAAAAACTCTAATATGCTTCTGCCTTTTTTTAGCGTTTCCAGTTCTTTTCTGTAAACTTTTAATGACTCGGTTGCGTCGCTAAAAGCCTCGCGCAAGGTTATTCCAATGACATCTATTAAGCCTAGGTTTGCCTTGGTTGCCTGCGTTGTCACGTTTATTAAGCGGCTCATCTCTCTTGTAGTTTGTACAAGGAAATCATTTAAGCCAGCCTCACCAATCGCCACACTAAGCGTTGAAATTGAGTCGCCGAAATTAGAAAAAGCGCCGCCAATTGTGTTTGCTTGTCGCTCAATCGAGCCAGCAAACTTTGTCTGCCCAAGTTGCTCAAGATAGGCAAGCATCTCCTGTGAGTTCTTGCCAATGGTTTTTGTAACGCCACCAAAGGTAAGGGAAACTTTGTCGCCCTCAGACGCGGCCTTTATACCGAACTCTTTAAGGCGCTCAAACTCACCAACAGCCGCATCAGCCACCGCCTCAATAAACTGGTCTAGGCTCTTGCCTGTACCAGAAGCAATGTTTCCAAAAGCGGTCAGAGACTCAATGGATGGGTTGATACCCCTAGCAATCAGCTTGTTGAAGCCTCCAACAACTTCCTCTAAAGCAAAGGGAGTCGTTGCGGCAAACTTCTGTAAGACCTCAAACTGAGCCGCCGCCGCTTCAGCAGAGCCTGTAAACGTAATCAGGCTTGCTTGTAGGCTTTGGAATGATTTGTTGGCGTTGACGATAGTGCCAACAACAGCGCCGCCGACTATGCCAGCGATTGCACCTTGAACACTAAAAACCGCGTTCTTTAGTCCACCAAGTGAACCTTTAACGCTCTTGAAAGCATTAGCGGTTTCGTCTTTGGCTCTTAGCCGAATATTAACGTCATTGACCGCCATGTTTTTCTTCTTTCAATTCAAAGTAGGCAATCCATTCGTGCAACTCGGTCAGAGATATTTCTTCAATCTCCTCAATCGTCTTGTGCAAACGGTCTGCAAGCGCAATCAAGTTGAGCCGCAATCCGTCTGCCTTCAGTCGTTTCCCAGTTGCTCTATCGATTCAACGGTTGCGAACATTTGCCCAGAGATGTTGGAGATGAGCGTAACTGGCTCCCGCATCAAAAAAGGCTTGTCTTCCAACGTAAACAGCTTTTCGCCGTCTTTGTCTTCAGCTTTCATAATGAGCAAATCAACCATTGCCGCAACGGTTGGGTTGCTCATAAAGTCCTTATGCTTGCGTTGCAATTTGTCAACGTCAGCACAGGTAAGCGAACCCGTATAAATGGCTAGTGGAGCATCATCACCCCACTCAGCCACTTCAATCATACTGCGGTTGCTTTGCCGCTTGGCGGCGATTCGTGCGCCTAAACTCATCAGACGGTCGTGGTAGTCAATGCGCCGTTACCTTGAACGGTAATCGATGCCTCAACCATTCCATCAAAAGATGAATTGACTGTGCTACCAGTAACGATTGCAGAACCCGTGTAGTAGTAAGCGCCAGCGCCGTCACCCTCTGGGTAAGCGTTTAGCGTAACTTCTGCACCAACAGCTAAAGCCAGTTGACCAGCGGTGTCTGTTTCGTCCCAGTACACTTCAACCGAGCCACTCCAAGAGGTTAGGCTGGGCTTGTAAGTGCGTGCGGAGTCACCCATCGTGGTGTCTTCCACGGTGTCGCCAGTTTGTGAAATTGAGAATGAACGAATTTCAGCGACGGCATCTGAGCCGACTTTGATAGTTCCTTCTGAGCCTTTATGTGTAGCCATGATATTGCCTTTCGGTTATCGGAACTTATACAGTCCCACGGGTGAAATTATACTGAACTCTTGCGGTTACGATAACCCCTCCAATCGGGTCAATTGAGCCTTCGTCGGTCTCTACTGAAATGATTTGAGTGTCAAGCGCATAGCCCCCGCGAGTTCGGTCTACGTCTAGCGCGTTCTCCATCGCTTCAACCAGTTGATTGCGTGCGGTGTCCAATGAGGTAGCCTTGACGTAACCAATCATTTGGTAGTCAATGCTTCCCTCGCGTAATATGTCTGAGCCGCCTATCGTGGCATCTTCCCGTGTCTCAGTAGAGGACTGAACCAAAATGGCTGGGAATTGAGCGTTGGATAGCTTCGTGAAATCAAACGGCTCGCGGGTGATGTACTTGGCTTGGACAGGCGTAGTCATAGCCGTCAGCGTAGCTACGATGTTTGCGGCAATGGACTCTCGCTTGCTCATAATTTAAACCTGTTTGCAAAGAAATTCCGCAATTTGTTTTGCTCTGATACGTTAAAGCCAAAGAAAGGTCTGGTTTTATTGTTAAACGCCGCCTTCTTCGCCTCTGTTGACCTTGTAAAGTAAATCCTAGCCACGCCAGTTTTTACCTTCTTGCTTGCCATTGCACCCAACATTTCGCCGCGCAACATTAAGTTAACGGGGCTGGTGGGTGCGCCACCAAAGCCTCTGGTTCTATTGGTTGATGACCAGCCCTGACCCTTGCGCTTAACGTACTCGGGCGTGTAGGGCTTGAATTTACCTTCGTAGCCGACACCTCTTTCGGTTCGGTCTAAGATCAAATTTGTACCAAACTGAGAGGTTTGAATCAATGCTTTGTCCACAGCCGCTGGCATTTCCCTCAATAGCTTGTCGAGTCTTCTGTCTAATTTTTTAGCATCAAACTCTATACTTGTTCTCATCGGATTAAACGCCCGTGGTTAAGTGGTCGCTTTTCCTCATCTGTCACAACAGAGTCATCGTTGGCATCGTACTCAACGCCATCCTGCAACACGCTCTCAAGTTCCTCAGAATATCGGCTCTTGTAGAACTCAATCATGTTTTGGAAACGGTCGCCATCAACCCAGTTTGTGAGTTTAGGCAATGCGTACTTCCACAGCACCAGATAAGACGCTGTTTTAGTCCATTGGGAATCGGTCAACAGGGTTGCGTCCATCTCAGACGTTAATTGCAGTTTGGGATACCACTTTGCCCGAATGACGCGCTCAATGTCGGCTTGCGCCAATGCGTGCTCATCAGCGAATGAGGCAATGCCAAAGTCCAAGATGTCAGGGACTATCGCTTGCAAGTCTGTGTCTGTGCTAAACGCCATTTTTAATCCTCAGTTAAAAGATGCCCCCACACCACTATGATGCAGGGGCTTCCTCTTACTTACAGACCAGCGTCGTAGTACATTTCCACGCCGTAGGAGTCATCCAACTCACCGACACCGTAGATGGCGGTTGCGTTCAACTCAAATGCGCGGTTAGAAGCATCACGCTGTGGCTCGATGTTGAAGTCGCGCTTCATAGCCAAGGCAAATGCCTCTGGTGAGAAGACAGCGCCCTTGGCATCGCCTGAGCCGTCGATGGTCACGTTGGCAGACTCGAAAATGTCGATACCAGCAATGGTAGCAACATAACCAGTACGCATCGCTTCGTTTTGCAGATCGCCGCCGTTAGGGTTGACCATTGTGTTGGTCAGGTTAGCCTTCAGGGCGTATGTCTGGTAGGGGTGGAACACACCAACGATGCGACCCATTACCTTATTGGCACGCAGGGTAGCGGCGGCTTGGAACAAAGCGGCAACCGTCAACTCGGTAGTCGTTGCACCTTGTGAGGCGCTCAAACCGTCGAACAGAGCGATTAGGTCTTTGTCCATCTTGGTAGCGATAGCGTTACCCAACACCGTGCCGAGTTCGTCAGCAGGGTTGCCAGCGCCCATTGCGGCAAGGTCAGTCAACAACACTTGTGCGCCAACTTCACCAACCGTGATGGACACGCTAGAAGTTGAAACAGTCGTTGAAGACATATCCGTGCCTTCGGTCAGCGCGGCGGCTGTGATGGCTGGGTACTTGGGGACTTGCACAGTCTTGCCAGCTTGACCATCGATGTTGTACATCGTGACAAGGTTACGCATCAAAGATTGCTCTTCAGCGGTAAAACGTGCTTGGGCGACGATTGCAACAAACAGATCGTCTAAGGTACTTGAGGTGGTAGCGGCCATGATTTAACTCCAGAAAAAAAGAAAGTGGTTTATTTGCGCTTTTTACTGGCGGCAAAGGCTTCACGCCCACCGTTTTCCCAGTTACTTAGCATATCAGCCACAGAACTTGGCTTCTGTGTCGAGCCTCCAGCGTTCCCACTTGAGCCTGAACCACCTGCGGAGGCTCTGACAAAATGAGGGTTTGCCGTTAGAAATTCTTCCATCAGTTCATTGACTGATAGCAGATCACCGTTGTCATTGTAGCGAATACTGCCAGACTTATCAAGAATTTCCACTTGACCGTCATCGCTCAATCTTGTATTGCCTTTTAACAAGGCCGATACCTGCTCTGGTGAAACTGCGTTTTTGGTAGATGCGGCATTAAGTAACGCCCCGTCCACCTGAATCTGGTGCAACTTGCTTGTCAGCGATTGAATGGTCATGTCTTTTTTCTCGACAGTCTTTTTCAATACGTTTTCAAACTCGCCACGCTCCTTCTGACGTTCTAACTCGGCTTGCTCACGTTCTGCTAAAACGCGCTTGGCTTCGTCAATGTCTACGCCATCGGTCATCTTCTCGAACCGCTTACGCTCTCGCGCTAAACGTTGCTCAAGAATCTTATCGACATCTGCTTGCGTAAATGTCTTACTTACCCCACCGCTTTGGTCGCCCTCTGCTGGTGTATTTACTTCATCATCCATGATTTCATCGCTCATGTGCGTATCCTCTTTCGAGTGGTTAAAAACAGTTGAAATATATCACAACTTACTAAGTTGAAACACCATCTGGAACTTCTTGCTCCACATAAGGGACTTCAGCGGCAATCGCCTCAAGAATCAAATCCTCAATATCGCCAGAGATTGCGTAGTTGATACCAGTAACAATTGGCTCTACGCCAAATTTATCAATGTGCATCTGAATAATGTCTTGATATTCAAGAACCTTCATCTAAATACTCCTTAGTTATTTCATCAAGCCTTTTTGCCATGTTGGGCATCCTTTTTTGCACAAGTTCCCAATACTTTGTATTCCTCAATGCAAAGAGGTTGGCAAAAGCCTCTTGTTGGCGAGTGCCCTTCCGTTTGAAATAGGTTACGCCGTGACCAAAGCCACCAAACATTTTTTGCATCTTGCCGTGGCTTAATGCGTCAACAATGTCAGAGTAGTTGCCAAGTTCGTCGTTCTTTAATACCTTTTTTTGCCTCGTACCAAAAGCAGTTTTTACTTCTTCAAAATCATAAATCTCGGCTTGAAGCGACTTAATCGAATCCTCAAACATTGCTGTTTTATGCAGATTCAAACCTTTTCTGTCTAGTTCATAAGCCTCAATAAAAGCCTTGTCGGTAGCTGACACACCAAAAAAACCAGCATTGCCAACTTTGCGCCCTATTTCAAAGTCAACGTGGTGTCCATACTCATGCCTAACGATTGCACCATTTTCCTTTAATGGTTGAGCGACCAGCTTTCTTCTTGCCGCCTGATAGTAGCCTCTTTGACTTTCAATGGCATATTCTTCAATAGGCGGCAACTTATTGACAAGCCTTATTTGGTCGTCAGAAAGTGCGTTCATTGAAGTGGCAAAATCGCCAATTTGGCTTGATGATTGCAGGTTGGCAGGAATTTGATATAGGGGTTTACCCTGAGTTGTGTCTTCTACAACAGGCGGCGAATCCTCTAACTCGGTAAACACAGGTCGCCAATGATGACGGCAGTTGTATCCACCTCGGACAATGAACGGGTCTCCTGATGCCTTACCAGCCCAGTTTTGCGTCCACAGTTCTCTGATTTCTTCCTCTGTGTAAACTTTTCCAGAGTGCTGTCTGCACCAGTCGCGGGTATCGTTTATGTTGGAACCGTAGTACTTCCAAGCGTCTGCACCTGAGTCAAAGCCTGTCTTTGTGACCACAGAAGCGTCAAACTGCATCAGCGAGTCATGCACCATCTGGCTTGAATAGCGGCGCATATTGTTACCCAGCTTATCAGCGGCATAAATGCTGTGTAGTTGCTTGATGGCTTCCTCTGCGGCGGCTCCACCTGCGTTGGCAATGTTTACCAGCCGCTGGATTTCCACTTGGTCTGACTGGGCATATACGCCATTGATCTTCTGTCTAATAGCCTTCACCGATTCAGCCGCGCTACGTCCAGAGATGGTGTTTTGATAGACCTCGGTAGCTATTTCGTTGAGGAATGTCCCAGCAATATCTTGAAACCCTTGGAAAGACTGACTCTTTAACGCCCTAATAACATCATCGCTCACCCCAACAAAGTCGCCATACTGGTTGAGCATAGTCCCAGCGGAAGTGGCGGCTTGGGTGTACTCGTTAACAATCCTGCTTGACTCTGTAAGGTATTCGCTTTGTATTGCCGCTGAGATGTCTTTGCGTGCCGCTACCGCCCACTCAAGGTCAAACAAAGCACCCTGCTTTAAAGGCGCTTGACCAATCAACTCTGCCAGTTTGTCTTCTAAGGATGACAATGCGCCGACAATGCGCCTATCATGCGCCTCGCCTAGTTGCTCAATAAACCTAGCGTGGTCGGAATCTGATGCCATTTAGAATTGACCGATTACCTGCGTATTCTGCTCAATCTCTGCATATGCGCGGGTTAACTCCTCATCATCCAGCACCAAGTCGGCAATACGCTTGTCCACTTCTTGCTGGAACGTGCGAGAGTTTACGCCAGATGCCTTTGCGCCCTGTAAGAATTGCAGTTCGTTTGGATAGTCGCGCACATCAAATGAATCTGGGTAGAACACTTGAACGTCTGGGGTCGCATCCTGCCAAATGGCAAACAACGCCCAAACCTGCTCTTCTGCCAACTCCAAGATGTCTGCCTTTTCTGACAAACGTGCGTTAAGCATCTGGAACTCGGTCTGTAAGGCAATGCCTGACTTGGTTTGCTCCTGAGTCCCACGAATGGCGCTCATGTGAGCCATACGGTTGATGGCCTCCACCTTATCGCCAATAGCCGCCCTTACTGCGTCCAAGTTTCCACCGTTGGGCTGGATTTGGTAAGGTTTGAGGTTGGCGTCCAAGTCATCAGGCATATTGATGATTGAGCCAGCCCCAGCAGTAGCGTCTGTGTCAAATGTCTTAACCAAAGTCGGGTGATTACTGATGCGGATAAGTTGCTCAATCTCGCTTAGTTCCTCATAGATAGCCTTCTGCATTGAGGCAATGTCTGTGAGGTCGCTAATGCCAATGCCACGCTTAATCGAGCGTTGCGCTGGAACGTGTACAGCAGGGATTACACCAATCGGGTTGTCCATCTCCTCAACCAGTCGCTCTTGCTCATTAGTGACTTCGTATAGCTTGATGGTTTCTTTTGTCCACACCCTAAAGGTTTGCTTAACGTCTGTCGCTGTGTCTCGCACAATAGACTCACGCACCTTGAGATACGATAGCTGAAACCTACCAGACGGCAGTCTTTCATAGCGCCAATCAAAGACGTTCTCAGGCGTGAAAAGGTTTATGTATGGTCGGATGCCTTGTGATAACTCATCTGCTCGCGTACCAGCCACAGACTTTGGCTTGTCTATCATCAGCCAAACGTGACCATACACAGAAGACCAGATTTGCGCCTCACGCATAAATGAGTCAAATGAGCGACCGTCTAAGTCAGCATCTTTTAAGAACCACTCAAGGGACTGGTTGTTTTCTAGTGAACCAAACTCACGCTTTGGCGGTACACGCCACAGGTAGCTGGAGTAGATGTGGACAATGTTGCGGCAATGGTTGTCAATCGGTGTCAGCAACAAGCGACGGTTGTATTCGTCTTTGTCTTCGTTTATGTAACGGGTTAAAAAGTTCCCGCCCTGATAATCCTCGCCGCCGAGGTAGCTACGCAAGTAAAATTCCCAGCGATTTTGATTGTCATCATAGTCAGGGTGCTTGTCTGTAAATTTACTCATTTATGTCCACCTAGTCGGCTGGGTTGCTTCATATTGTCTGTGAATGGGGTGCAAGTAGTCAACCAGATAGCCGAGCGCATCGTTCATGTGGTCAAAGCCAGAATCTTTATCTGGTTGGCTAGTGCCTTCCTTATAAACTTGTCTTTCAAGGCTCTTGATCGTTTGCTTGCATTTCGGGTCAACAAATAAATGCCGCCGCCCATCCGCTGATTTTAGTCTAGCGTTTACAGCGTTGATTCTATCGCGGATTGCAGAATGAGCGTTTCTAGATTTAACCACAAATCCAGCGTTTTGCAAAATGGATAAGTCTGTGCGCCCACCCGCTGACGTTTTGCGCTGTCGGCTTGCTGGGTCTGGGTAAATCACAATCTGCCGATTCCTGTATCTGGTTTTAATCTCGTCCACCATTTCATCGGTGTTTGAGCCGTAGATCACAATTTCGTCTAGTGCCTTTAACGTGCCGCCATCACGGATGCAGACTACCGCGCTCATTGGGTCTAGGTTGAAGTCCATCCCAATGTGCAGGGTTGAGCCATCGTCCTCCACCTTGGAAACAGTTTCGTCTCGGTGGAAGTTGTAATAAATGATGCCAGCATAGTTGACAAATGCCGCCTCAAACTCTTGTTTGAACGTGCGCTCATCCATATCGGCTTTGGCTGACTCAACTTCACTTTGCGCCACGTTGCCGCCTTGCAAGGTTGTAAACTGCCAAGACGCCCAATGTTCTTGGCCATCAACCCCACGCGCCCATAAATCCCTAAAGTGGTTCATGCCCTTTGGGGTTCCAATCCACATAGCAGAGCCTTGCCTGTCAGCCAACGCAGGACGAATAACCTCAAACCACGTTTCTGGTTTCATGTCGGCAAACTCATCCATCACTACAAAATCCAATGATCGACCACGGAGATTGTTTGGCTTCTCGGCACCTTTTAGGCTAATTTTGGAGCCGTTTAGCAGGGTTATGGTCAGGCTGGACTCGTTGCGTTTTGCTATGTATTCAGCGGGTATTAACTCAAGGAACATATCCCAAGCAATCTCCTTTGCCGCCCCATAAGTCGGCGCAACGTACCAGCAATGTTTATTTTTGCCAGATACCGCCGCACGCATCAACTCGGCGTTGCTTAGAAACGTCTTGCCAAAACGCCTGCCAGCCACAACAACACGCCAGCGGCTTTTGCTGTTGAATATCTCGCTCTGAGCGTCAGTTAGTTCCATCGTTACGAACAACAATATTGATTGGCGGCAAGTCTCGCTCTGCTTCTTTATCTTCTTTCCATCCAGCCTGTGTTTTTAAGTAAAAAATAGCCGCACTAATATTTCCCATTTGAGCCTGACTTATTAAGTTCTTGGCCACATTACCGATAGCTTTGGCCTTGCCTCTTTTATACGCCTCAGAAACCTCAGGTTGTCTTTCCTCTATTTCTCGCAAGGTATTCTCGCTAATGCTGAAATAATCAGCCATCTGGCCTTTAGATAGTACAGCGGCAAGCGCTTCTACTTGTGCGGTCTGTGCCTCATCAAACACTACGGGTGGTCGGCCTCCACCATCGCCTTGGTTGCCTACTTTAGCCATTTACAACCTCCGCAAAGGCTTCACCAGTCACCTCATGGTAGGCAGTCTTACCTGTGAACTCTTGCCACCGTTTAATGATGACGTCGCAGTATTTTGAATCAAGTTCCATTATTCGAGCATGGCGACCAATTTTCTGAGATGCAATCAAAGTGCTACCAGAGCCTCCAAATAAATCAAGAATTACATCGCCGCCTTTGCTAGAGTTGTTAATTGCTCTTTCAACCAAGCCAACTGGTTTTGGCGTTGTATGACCAACAACTCTTTCTTTATCAAATCTCCAAACAGATGTTTGCTTGCGGTCTGAATACCAACTGTGTTTTCCATTGTCCATCCATCCGTAAAGGCATGGCTCATGCTGACTTTGATAGTCTGTTTGACTTAATGTAAGACTATTTTTAGTCCAAATAATCATTGAACTAAAATGAAAGAACTCTCTAAATACTTTGTGGAATACATCCGCGCATCGGTCTGAATGAAAGCAATAAATTGACGCCCCTGATTTAGAGGTTGCAATATAGTTAGCAAAGACTTCTCTAAGTAAATCCTCTAGACCATCTCTTGAGTCGTTATTTATACCTTTGTAGTCCACTCCATAAGGCGGGTCGGTGAAAACCATATCGGCCTTCTGACCACTCATCAGCTTATCCACCGCATCAATGCTGGTGCTGTCCCCGCACATCAACCGATGGTTGCCAAGTATCCAAACGTCACCCTCAACGGTTACGGGTGTTTCTGGTAGTTCTGGGACTTCATCCTCATCGGTCAAGCCTTCTACCTGCTCAGGCTCCAGTAGGTTTGCCAACTCATCAGCATCAAAGCCAATTAGGGACAAGTCAAAGTCCAAGTCTTTTAATTCTGACAATTCAACCTTGAGCATCTCATCGTCCCACCCTGCGTTTAGAGCCAGCTTGTTGTCGGCAATGATGTAGGCTTTCTTTTGCGCCTCTGACAAGTAAGCCAACCGTAAGCAAGGCACTTCGTCCAGCCCCAGCTTGCGTGCCGCTAACGTGCGACCGTGGCCAGCAATAATGCCGCCATCTTCGTCAATCAGTACGGGGTTGGTAAAGCCGAACTCTTTAATGCTTGCGGCTATCTGCGCGACTTGCGCGTCTGAATGTGTGCGGCTGTTCCGAGCGTAGGGAATCAGCGCATCAATGCTAATGCTTTCTAAATTCCCGACTTTATCCATAGTCGTCATGTATATCCCCTAAAACAAAGGTATATGTATTTTACCCAAAAAAACGCCCACCGCAAGGCAGGCGTAAGTTGGTTAGACCAACAAGGAGAAGTAGGTTCAGTTTAGACCCTCTTTGGTCAGTTGTCTAGCCTGTTCGTTGTAATGTCTGGCTATCTCAATCAAGGCTTCTTTGGTGTACTTCCTTAGAGTTCCGTCAGTCTCTAGAAGTTCCAATTGCCTTTCACCTATTCGCTCCAGTAGGCGCTTGCGGTACTCAACGTGGTTGCCTGCCAGCCAGTTGTTGCAATGTTTGCATTGACCGTGGACGTTATCCTCCACAAATCGCATATGGGAAGCCGAGCCAACCGAACGATAGTGACCAGCGTCGAACGTGTTAGCGCCGCCGTCCAAAGGTTTATCACAGCTTATGCAAGGCTTTCCAACATCCCTCGCCCTGATATAAGCGTTAAAGGCTGTCTGGGCTTTCTTGACCAGTTGGGGCTTGGTCTGCATAGCGTCCAGCTTTAGCTTGGTTTCTTTTTTTTCAGCCTTGTCTACCACCTGCCTTGCGACCTTCATAGCGCAGACTGGGCTACACACCTTTTGCATTGGCCTGACAGGAGTGAACTGGACGCCACAGGACTTGCACTTCTTACTCATGGATGGTTACCCCATTCTCAGCACACCAAGCCATCAGCCACTCTGAAAATTCTGAGGCTTGTGCTTTTGTAAATTTTCGTGTTTGAAGACCCAATTGGACAATACCATCCCCTGTCAAATTGGGAATGACTTGCCCCGAACTTTGCCCAATCTCTCTGGTGTAGGTATCAACCAGAAGCCGCTTCCAAGATTCGGTGTCCCAAGTAGAACCCAAATGGCGAGCCTGTTTAGCGATCTGGTTGATGATGGAATGATACAGCGCGTTTTGGTCTTGCGTGCGGGTTTCCTTGTCAACTTGAACCACCAAAGCAACACCGTTATCCAGCGCTGGCTTCATCTTTTCCCACAGTTGGCGCATCTGCTCCACCCCCTGCTGGCTGTTCCGTAATGTCATTTTCATATTCGTTTTCCCTAACTGCCGTCATGCAAGTTCGAATGTTTTGAGCGTGCCCAGCCCCCCGCTTACTGGCGATACGGTTTAACGCCTCTCGTAGCCAAGGGTTTCGCTCGGCTTTGTCTCTGGCATAGAACATCTGCACCAACTCACGCGCCGTTGCCATATCGTCGATTTGCTTTTGTTGGGCGGCAACCTTTTCAAAGTGGGCACGTTGCTCATCAGTAAATGGGGATTTCCAAGTCGCCCGTTGCTTTGAGGGCTTCGTCAACGACGTGGGGAGGGTAGATTGCACCATCACGAATCCTGTTTAATATTTTGTTGGCTAGTTCGCGGCTCATTCGTAGTCACCCGCACGCGAGTGCATAAGCAACGCCAGCATAAAAACAAACAGTATGAACGATAAATATAAAAACCAAACAGACCATGAAATCAACATATATTTGCTCCTTCAGATATTCGTGCATTTTCTTCTGCCCTTTCCTTTTTTTGTAACCTTGCTTGCTTTCTCTCCTCTTTCCTGCGCTCGTACTCAAGGCGACGGTCAAGGTTCGTTTTACGCGGCTTTGGCTTGTCTAGCTTATCGCCAGCGGCGTACACAGGAGTCTGATAGCGTCCAAGGGTATCTCGCCGCCAATCACAAATGTGAATCAAGCCTTGACCGTGTAACGCTCTTATCCACCGCCAAGAGGTCAAGATGGCTATCTCCAAAGTGTCAGCCAAGTCATGAGCGCTCATCTGCTTTTCGTAATGCTCAAACAACTTCCACGTTTTCGCCAGCATGATGTGGTCGATTTGGATTAACTTACGCATCGATTACTTTCCCCTTTTTCTGTTTTAGTGTTGCCGCAATGGTGTCTAACGCTTTGTCAAGCATCGCCAAAGTACACACCTCCATTTGTGCGTCATGCACCTCATAACCCGTTTTTATGGCAGAAAGTTCCTCGCCACGGCAAACGAACCTGTCGTTTAACTCAAGAGACCGCTTACAAACGGCGTAGAGGGCGCTAGAAGCGTCTAAAACTAGTTGGCGGTACTCTACCCCTACCCCAAGCATACAAAGCGCCTCAGCGACGTTTATGACCCCGATAATGATGTCGGCTTCTTGTCGTGTTGCCGTGCCTTTTGTCAGCGAGTCAAGCGCACTCATGTTTTTCAGGTGCATGGTGACGTACTCGGATTCCTTGGCGGATACCTTTGTCATCCCGCTGACCACCCAATGCATTGCGTCAAGGCGCACGCCCCTTGGTTTGTATTTTGACTTCTTACGCATCTCAAGCCCTCTTGAATGCTGAGTTAATCTGGTCTCGGATATGCGCTGGCATCGGAACAGCTTTCTTCCTGTCAGCCATAATCTCTTTGAGCGCGGCGTCCTGACCCGCTGGGGCTGGCACAGTAGTCCGAGCAACGTCAGCGGCAACTTGTGCAAACGTCTGTTTTTCTTTCACCCATTCAGCGTTAAACCCAGTCCAGCCCCTAGCGCATATTTCTGCCAAGGCGTCCTCAAGTGACCAGCCAGCCTTTTCTGCTTGGTTGCGAATCTTCGTGATGACCGTATCGCTGACAGGAGCCTTCTTAGCTTTGCGCTGTTTGACAAAATCATCCCAAACAGATTGTGATACGCCGTCAGGCGGTGTATTACTTGGTTTATGGTTATTGGTTATTGGTTTATGGTTAGGTGGCGATTCGTCAACGACTTGTGCACGGTTCGTGCGATTCTCTCTACGCTTCGCCTCCCTTTCAATGGCAATCGTTTTGTTTTTGTCTGCCTTTGAGTGGTAGTCAAGTAATTCAGCAAGGATTCTTTCTTGCACATACTCGCCATCTTCACCGAGCGTGAAGAACCGACTTAAGACAAATTTGACAGCCTCAATCTCGGCTTCTGTGCTTGCCCATGTCCATTCAATTGCTTGCTCAAGCGTTGGGAACTTTTCACGGTCGTAACACGAATCAATAAGAAGCGTGTACGCGCCGTGCTGGAGCATGGTCAAGCGACCAGTCTTTTTAGCGTAGTCGCCAAGATTTCTTTTGTAGTAGTGCATATTGCTCACCTTTTCATCGCTCCCTAGATGAAAGAAACGACGGCGGGAGAGGGAGGAACTCCATTCGGTCTGCTCATGACTTCAGACCTAGCCGCGTTTCAAACTATTCTACATCAACAACTTGATGTTGAAGCAAGGCTTCGTATTCTTTTTTAAGAAAATGAATCCAGTCGACCAAAGCGTCGGCTTGGACAACCCAGTCTTGCTCTTTAAAGTCATTCATAAAAGCAACCTTGCCTTCGCCACTTTCGTTGCTAAAGCTAAGTTTTGCGTATTGGTATGTGTGTCTCATTTTTGTCTCCTTTGAATCTCGCGTTGTAAGTACCAGACTGCCTTCTCCAAGTCTTCAATGGCGTCGTTTTTGAGGTCGGCGCGCCAGATGTACTTGACAGCATTGCCAAGGCAGAAGTTCATATGCTCGGTTATGTCTATGCACTCAACGTGGCTGGGGTGAGCCATGTAGTGCGCTGGGTTGTTTACTGGGTCGTGCATTAGTCTGTTCCTCCAAAGTTTTCCTTGTTTAAGTCGTTGCGTTGGATAGTCTCAATGGCCATGACGCAGTTGAATTGCAAGCTGTTAAGCCACAATACAGCCTCAATCTCTGTGTCGGGCTGTTGCCGCACAAGGGCGTTCAGGTCAGCCATAAAGTCTTGAAATGTTGGGTTCATTTAAATATCCTTAGTTAAGATTTGCCAAGCTGTTGCTGCCACTTCTGGAACTTGCCCGTTTCCACAGGCTTTAACTCTGTCCAATCTTGAGGCCATCCCATCATCCATTCCGAGAAATTCGCTGGCAAATGACTTCCAGTCATCAGTCGATAAGCACTTGTTAGCTTCGCTCCAAACTCCGTGCCAGTTTTTTGACTTGTCCTCACAAATCTTTTGCCTGTATAAGTTATCCCGCTTGTTTGGCCTGTCATGTGGTCTGTTGCTACGGGAGTTGGCCACCAACCAAAATCGTTCCCTTCTATGGGGTGCGCCAACGAAATCTGCTCCCACAATACCCCATCTTGCATCAAACCCCAATTTGGAAAGGTCTGCAAGCACTCTGCCAAGTCCGTTATTAACGAGCATTGGGGAGTTTTCCACAAAAACGAATTTGGGTCTAACTTCGCCAATAACCCTCCCCATCTCTCTCCATAATCCACTTCGCTCCCCGTCAAGTCCTGCGCCTCCACCTGCGGCTGACAAATCTTGGCATGGAAAGCCGCCAGATACGACGTCAACAATTCCTCGCCACGGTTCCCCGTCAAAGGTTTGTACGTCATCCCATACTGGGAAAGGCGGGAGAAGTCCGTCATTTTGTCGGGCGCACAGTACGCTTGCTGGGTAGGGTTCCCACTCGACTGCACAGACGGTTCGCCATCCAAGCAACTTGCCCCCAAGTATTCCTCCACCAGCGCCTGCGAATAAAGCCAACTCATTCATTTGTCCTCCTTAAAAAGATAGGCTATTCTATGGTCTTGTAAATTTTTTACGCAATTAGGGTTATCCCTAGTAAAGCGAGTTGTTGTTTTGTGGTTAGAATATACCTGTGGCAAACGTAGCCACTTAAAAGGGAAAAGTTATGGCAAAGAAACTTTACACGTTGAATGAGCAAGGTCAGGCTTTGCTCAAGACGTTGGTAGACCCATACTCATCGTTCTACATCGATGCGGTTATGGACTTGGAGGAGGCCATTGAGAATGAGGATATCCCGCATTTTGAGGGCACGATATTCGGTGGTGAGTTGTTTGACGAAATTAAAAGGGAATTCAAATGAAAAACTTAGCAACGGCCTTGGTCAAGGCACAAAAGGCTTTTAGCCCAGCGCTGAAGAACAGCACCAACCCGCATTTTAAATCGCGCTACGCAGACCTTGCGACCTGTGTTGAGGCGGTGATGGATGCGCTAAACGACAACGGCATCGCCCTTATTCAGAAGTCTTATGACTGCCCAACTGGCGTAATGGTTGAGACTGTATTTATGCACGAAAGCGGCGAGATTTATGAGGCTGGCATTTTGCAGTTTCCAGCAAGCAAGCAAGACCCCCAAGGATATATGAGCGCCTTGACCTATGCTCGTAGAGGCTCTTTGATGGCGGCGTGTGGTATTGCTCCAGAAGACGACGACGGCAACGCGGCCTCACGCAAGCCAGCGCAACCAAAGACTACCCCAGTCATCACGCCTAACCAAGGCGCTAGGGAAGAAGTATCACCAGATGAGTTGCCTTACTTGGAGGAGTTGGCGGCAGAGGTTACACAGATATGCCTGCAAAGCCCACAGGACGCCCGACAGCGCGTTTTATCTGATGGCTTGGATGATGGGCAGTATCGAGCCTTGTGGACGTTCCTAGACGCACCTACGCGCCGCAAGTTAAAGGAGGCGAAATGACCGAGGCACAGGAAAAAGCCGTGTTCGGTACGTTCTGGAAGTGGCTTGCCAGAAAAGACTCACCAGACACCTCGGTGGCGGCGGCGAAAGCCGTGGACTCCAAGGGTCTGGAAAAGCAGGTCTACGACATCATTGCCTGCTTTAAAGGAGACGGGTGCATCCAAGATGACGTACTCAATGAATTGTCTTGGTTGCCCTATTCGAGCGTCACGGCTCGGTTTGCGGCACTCAAGCGAAAGGGACTTGTACAGCTAACAGGCGAA